CAAATCATACAAAAGTATGAAGACATAAATGATTCAGATGCGTATATGGTATCGTTCATGTCACCAATTTATCCTAATACATTTGTACCTACTAAAGATAAATCTAATGATACTGCTGCAGTTCTTGGAAGAATTGTTGAGCCAGCGAAGGATGCTGCCGCGTTAGCAACAGCGGCAAGGGATAGCAAATTAATTAGTTATATGACTGAATTTGTCGAATTACTTATACCAGAAGGCCTCAAGAACAGGGCGATACCTGTTGAAATTGAAGAGGTTTATGAAAGGCAAGATAGACCATCACAGCGTGCTTTATTAGATGCTGCTGATTCTAATTTACCTAAGCGGGAAGCTAAATCATTTTTGAAAGCTGAACCTGCTCAGAAAGTTACTGATCCTAGAATAATTACTCAGTATGACACATGTGACAAGCGTGATTATAGCCGCTTCATATATGCATTGAGTAAACATATTGGTAAGTTTCACTGGTATAGTTTTGGTAAAACACCACTGCAAATTGCTTATGGAGTAGCAGCAGTGTGTGATTTGGCAAGTTTGGGTGTAATCTGTGCTGACGCAAGTCGCATGGACGGTCATATTAACGATAATTGTAGGGTGTTGGAACGCATGATCTTAGTGCGCTTTTTCCAATTATTATACTCTGCAACTATAGTAGATTTACATAAGGCACAGACTAATATTAAAGTTAAAACTGTGCATGGTGTTAAGTACGAGCTGGAAGATCAGCGCGGTAGTGGTTCACCAGAAACTGCTTTATTTAATACTGTAATTAGTAAATTTATTGATTATTATGCTAGACGTTTGGCGGGTGCAACGCCAGCGCAAGCCTTTTTAGCAAGTGGTTTATTTGGTGGTGATGATAGTATTGCCAGCCAGATGTCCACTACCACTATAGGTGGTGAAATCCTAGTCAAAGCTGCTGCCACAATGGGACAGAACTATGAAGCAGTTGTGTTTAAAAGGGGTGAACCTGGAGTTAATTATTTATCCAGGTTTTACACTTCTGAAGTTTGGTTTGGTTCTACAGCCAGTGTTTGTGATTTACCTAGAATGTTAGGGAAATTACATGTCACGCCCAATTTAGGGGCTGGTATTACACCAATTATTAAGTTGCAACAAAAGTTGTTGGGTCTATGCTATACAGATAGGCAAACACCAATTATACGTAATATAATTATTGCAGCTGAGCGTTTAGGCATGAGTTTACGAAATGATGAAGCTATTGATTTTAGAATAGCGTCCCATTGGAGTAAATATGCTGAAGACGTTAATTGGCCTAATGTCATCGTCGATGATGAATTAGATGTAATTAATACTATGTTGCCTGAAGCAGATGTTAATCCTTTATTTAGATATTTAGGAGAATGTAAATGTCAAATGGACTTACTAACTATGCCAACCATTCAAATGAAAGAAGTATTTAATAATAAACACAAATTAGAAGTGGCTGTGGTAGATGGTGAAATAACCCAACCGCAGTCTAAAAGTAAGATCCAGGAACTGAAGGCGCGTCCACTTCCTGCTGTACCAATAAAGAAGAAACCTAATGTCAGCATACATGATCAATACGTTGGTAGAGAAATATGTAAAAAGTATCTCCAACGAGCCTGTAAAGGCAAATGTGAGCTATGGCATGTTAAGATTTGTGAAGCTTTTCAAAAAGGAGCCTGTAAACGGGCAAAGGATTGTAAATTTGAGCATGTAAAGGTCGAAATGTAGGGTCGCGCCCTGCATCTCGTATTGTTTATGTGTTTGTTTTTACAAAGTTTATATTATATTTCTGTAATTTGTTATATTGTATTATTATATAATGTCGTCAAAATCTATCGAACGTAAGATAGAGCGTAAAGTTGAGCGCAAGCTTGGCAATGTATTAGGTAAGAGAAAATTTGATACTGTACGAGGTGATTTTATACAACCACCACCTCCAAAGCGTCGTCGGCGAAAGCGAAATTCGGCTAAATCCCTTGGAATACCTCAGGTAGCTAAGGATTATCTTAACAATTTAGTCAACCCTTTTGGGTCCATGCCTGTTAAATTAGGGTATGACACTTTCACTGAATCTGATTTAGTAGAGTCTTATAATGAATTTAGTTATGTTACAGCGTCAAGTGCGGAAGATGGATTTGTTTTAATGATGAATCCAGACACTGCACTCTCTTCAATTCAGGGAGCTACAACAACTAATTTATTATGGCCTTGGTGTAATAATGTGAGATTTAATGGTGCTGTGCCTATCTCATCCACGGGTTATCGTGCGGCAAATTACGCCACTCTAACAGCAACAGCTTCAACTGTTAGAACTATTTCTGCAGCTATTAAAGTGCAGGTTTCTTCAGCAACCACCGCTACTGGTGGTTTGATTGGTGTTTGTCGGTTTAATGGACTAATCACAGGCACCGCCTTAGATTCGTTAACTCCTTCTAACTTGATGACCTATCCACAAGCTAGAAAATTCGCTCAAAAGGGTGGAGAAATAACGAATCAACTTTGTTGGTTCCCTTCTGATCCTGCTGATTTCGTTTTTATACCAATAGCGGATACTACTAATGGAGTTGGTGTTACTAATCCACTCGTTATAGCTGGTGTTGGTTTCCCTCCTAATTCTAGGGTTACCGTCGAAATGATTACAATTTCGGAATCCCAGGAAGGAAATTTATTGCTTGGTCCTACACCTAAAACTCAAGGTGTTTTAAATGCTGAACCAGTGTTAGAGGATGCTTTTGCAACTCCATCTTTGATGTGGAAGCGTCTTCGGGAAGTAGCCCAAACTACTGCCCAGGCAATAGAATATGGCGTTAATGTCGCCAGCCAAACTTTTGAGATTATTGAATCAGTTAAACAAAATCGCAAAAGTATTAATCGTAATAGGCGCGGTCCACAACGCCAATCAATGTTAATGATTGAAGAATTAAAAGAGTAATTTTCCTTAATATGTTTGTAAAGTATGTGTTTAATTATGTAAATTATCGTGCTTGCTTGTATTTTAAAAATAAAATAAATAAATAAATAAAAATAATAAAATTATATAAATAAATAAAAATTCGCCTTAGTTAGTTAGTTAATACCAGGTTAGTTAGAAACTCTAATGGCGCCATAAGATTTAGATTTTAGAAGAAATCCCAAAA